TATCCTTTAAACAACATTCATTGATTCTCATATTATTCTCCTTATATATTTGTTTTGATTACATCTATAGCATCTGGAAGATTAGCATCGTAAAGAGCCTCACATAAAACTCCTACGCCAGCAGATAGGACGTGCGACCTAACGAAATACTGTATAGTCTCGTCACTATCAGCCAACAACCTTTCCTGCATTAATTGCTTAATTACTTTTGGATCAACCTCAAGTGTGCATTCGACTTTAATTTTCATTTTCCTAATACCTTTGTTTTTTGATTGAGATTAAATATTAAGGGATTATAAACATAATTGATAATATTTTATTGTTATAAAGATATATTTTTTATAACTTTTTATGCATATAGCAAAAGTATGTACATATAAACGCAAAATATAGACACTTTACTGCGCTAACTCTCTCCGATACGCCATTCCTGATCCTTGATCTGAGCCTTTAGTTCACGCGCAAACTGGATAACCTCTTCTCTGTCGAACTTAGGGGAGGCCCTCCAAGCCAGACGCTCCATAGCCTTAACCCTTCGCTCGCCATAGTAATCAACCATCCACTGCCTGTACCTTAGTACGTAGTGCGCTTGCTTCATACCCCATAGGTTGCAACTGGGACACTGCACCTGAATATTCGGCTCATACAGCTTAAAGACTGTTCTGCCTCTAGGAATAAAGTGACCGCCCTGCATGGCCTTGTAATGATCTACCTTGCCGCACGTAACGCACTGGCAGTATCCGTTGTCATCAGATGCTTTTAGCCTTACAAGCCTCTGTAATAGCTTTGCAGCCTTGTCTACTTCCTGAGCTACTGTGCTTTTTTTGCGTTTAGCCATCTACAATATCCAGATATTTGTCGGTGAAGTCATAGCCAGAAGCCTGTAGAAAGGACTGCAAATGCTCTAGCATCTCAGGAAGGGTTAAGTCATGGCTTAGGACTGTATACTCTATGAGTACAGGGTGGTTTACAAAACTCGACTTATATGGGTAATTTGTAAACCTGTAGGCTGGCTCATTCATCTTTAATCTCTCTCTCAATCAAGAAATCAACGTAGTGCTTAATCTTTCTCAGCGACTCTACCCCGCCTTTGTCCTTCCAACGCGTAATATACTTAACGACATTACCCTCGCAGAAGTCTAGCTCGTTAGCCATGATGTATTCGATAGGCTGTATCGCCTTGTTTTTGTAGTGGTCGCCACCTACTTGATTTTCTAGTGCGTTCATTAATCTTCCTCTTTTTCATGGATTTCAATTTCTGTAGGCATACCAATGTTGCAATGAGAGCAAATACCGTAAGCATTGCCATCATCGCCAACCCAATATTCAAGACTATTACCACACTCACAAAAGCATTTAGTAGCAATAATTCCATTTGACGGAAAGTTAATGACATTACTCATCCTTTAAGCTCGGAACAACAGTCTTTCGTGAATGCTCACCAGTGCGAATATGATAGGTAATCGCGTGTGCTGCCCTCCAGCTTACATAGCCACCCCTAGCTGCATAGGCATCAGCACCAGCCAATGTCGGGTGTCTCTCTACAATCGCTCCCGATGTCTCAGCGGTTACTTGCTCCTGATGATGGTAGTGGCCAGTGTGAATGTAACAATACTTGGCTTGCCCCCACATTGATCTATAGCGAGCATCAGAACTAAACACAGAAGGCAGTGCGCCTATCTTCTTTTTGTGTCCGTGATGGAAGCCCAACATTATCTCGCCATGAAGGTGCGCGTAGTACGGGAACTCGGTATCGTCTACCTCTAGCCGTGGATTGTTTTTATAGATAACCTTAGCGGCCTTTCTAAGCCACGCAGAGCCACTTTCATCATGGTTACCCTCACATACTATTAGTTTGACAGCTTTATGCTTGGTTAACAGTATTTCAACGCATTGCATAGTCACAGACAAAGCCATCTCGATTAGCTTTCCATATCTAGTGTCGGCATCAAGAACGTGCTTTGAAATAGGGGTAACTGGTAAAAGGCCGTCCCAGTGCAGGAAGTCGCCTTGCAGGTTAAGTATCGCTAGCTCGCTATTAGGTGAACCATCAGCCATGCGGGTCATCGCAGACAATGCCTCATGCTCGGCTATGGACATATCCCAATCGTCGCCAGTCTCAGCGTGCCAACTGTACATCCCTAAGTGAAAATCTGTAAGGGTATATAAAGTTAAAAGTTCTGAGTCGTGTCCTTTAGCAGCCTTTATCTTTGGGGCTGGCTTCCACTCAAATCCCTCAATCGCCTCTACAATCTGATCCTTGTTTAAACCCTTAGCTCTTTCTTGGATAACCCACTGCAAGGCTTGTGAGCCATCTTCCTTATAAGCGGTAGATATTCTCTTTGCTTCGAACCCTTCTGCGGTCTGGTGGATTAAATCCCTATGGGGAGCAACCCCGTTGCTGGCAGCTATACCCTCCAACCTCCTGAGCATAACGTCGATAGTTCGCCTGCCGCATTTTAACTTCTTCGATGCCTTGTTTGCTGACCCTAACTCAATTACTGCGTCTAATACTTCGTGATGTCTTTCGGTAGTTGCGAATTCCTTTAATACCCTTGGGTCTATCTTACTCACTATGCCTCCTGCTGGGCTTGTAGCTCGGCATACTCGCTTTCTGCGGGTATTGATAACCGAATGCCCTGCTTGGTAGCCCAATGATAGACGTTATCAAGATAGTGTACAAACTCGCCTTTCGTTAGCTTGCTGGTGCTTTTTACTTGTTCTGGGATTTGCTGGTTACCTATAGAGTAACTAGCGGTGCCAAGAAACCGCTTCTTTAACCATAATTTCCAAACCTCGGCAGGCTCTTCGTGATCAATCTTGTGGCCCTTATCTGCCATTGCGTTGGCTATCTCTCTGTACCAGATATGGGACATAGCGTTCTGGCTTAGGCTTCTAGGGTTCTGGTAAGTTTCTAATTTAACAGCTAGAGGTGTTGAGTAATCCCAGTCCTCCATACGCTTGACAATAAACGGCAGCCTTTTATCTAGCTCCTGTTTGCTGCTTACCTTTACATGGTCGCCCTGCGTCATATTAATCTCCACAAAAGCAAGGAATAGATTTGTCATCGAAGGCAAATAGCTGCCCTTGATCCGTCGCTATGACTTGCATCTTTTCATAGCTAGGCTGATCGCTCCTAAATCTTGCGTTGATCTTTTTCTCTTGAGCTACCCACCAGTCAGCTATGGAGGGGTCATGCTCAACAATAGACTGTTTAATGCTGTATCCCTTTAAGAAACATAGATCGCAATTGCTTAGGGTATTCACCCCTGCTGGCGGCATAGAAAGATCAAACTCTTGGTTATTCCAGAAGTCACGGACATCACTTTCTGTAATGCCATCATCAGCCATAGGCACAGCATAATTATCCTTTGTCCGCATCTTGGCTGCTCGTCTAGGCTCATCGCCTCTTATGCCGACTACAGTCAAAAAGTCATCGCCACCCATGTATCTTTCTATAGTTAACACCTTTAGCTCGCTAGTGCAAAACCTAGCCATCATATTAGGTAGGTAGTTTTTATCCTCAATAAGTTGGGCGAAAGGTTGACCATCTCTACTTGCAGTTTCGTAATCAACCTCAATAAACTTCTTTTTTCCTGTGTACTCAAGCCAAGTTATAACTACTCCCCAGTTTTTAGCTACATCTCTGATAAAATCTAATGTCTGAGGCATCTCTTTGCCTGTGTTAGCAAAGATAACTTCAACATATTCAGGTAACTTGAAATCATGCGCTTTAAGTATTTGATATAGCATATAGGCAGAACTTCTGCCTCCACTAAAACTAATCACTGCTGGCTCGTTTATGTAATATGGGTTCATAGCTTTACCCGTAACCACTTAGCCATCAAGCGTTCAGAACTGTTTCCTAGCCTGCTGGCTGTCCTAACTCTTTCTCTCGCTGCCCGATCATAACCCAAGTTATTTTTCTGGAAAGCAAAAGTACCTGTTAAGTGTTTAGGCTCACAGTATTGAGCGCCATAAAGCCTACCCTTGAGAGTGCTGTATTTAATCTCGCTCTCATTTGAATCATTGCAAACCTTTACATACTCAGCAATCGTGTAGCACTTGCCGTTTTGCAGTATAGGATGCTCTCCCTTGAACTCGACTAACCTTTTTGCATTCTTGCTACGCATTCTTTAATTCCCCGTCATAATAAAAGCCAAACTTGTCAAGATAATACTGTTTCATCGAAATTTGGTCTTCAGTGTTAAGCCAGCTAATGTCAGTCATCTGCATATCGATAGACTTGGCCCTAATGCTTTCATTTTTACTAGACTTTTTAGCCATTGGTGAGCCGCCCTGATTTTGCGCCTTAGTCAACCAAAGATTAACAAAGCGTTTGATACCGCTTTTTGTCTTTCTCTTTGTAGGGTTAGCATCGCACCATGATTCCATAGCCATAAGCTCTTGGTGTACGTTGACTGCTGGAAAGGCTCTCTGCCACGCGATTACATCTTTTTCTTCTGGCTGCCAATCTTCTTTGGTATTTAATAACATATTATTCCCCGAATGCTTGTTGATATAGGTGAGTCTCTATCTTGCTAAAAAATGACTCCATTGGTTCAAGTTCATTGTATTTCTTTTTGCCGCCATCTTCTCGCTCAATTAGTCCATCAGAGTTTTGACCTTTCCTCTTGATTTCGCAAGTGTTCCAGTAATCAGATTTCCTGCACCACCCCATAAACTTTACATTGGTAGCCAGCTTCTCCCCCTTAGGTATAAGAACACTGGCAAAAACGTAGTAGTGGCAAGGATAATCTTTCTGGTAAAGGTTGACGTGGGTATCGTAAGTCGGTAAACACTGAACTGTTCTTTGCTTGGCTTTTAGGTCAACAGTGGCTCTGCCTATCTTAAAGTCGAAATGATAGCTCGTAGCTGCTGTGTATTCATGCTCTAAAAAACGATCACTTAAAGCGTCTTTGAAAAGCAATTCAGCTAGGTTGCCAGCATATTGACCTGAACCATTATTTAACATGGTCTTTCCGTTAAATGCCTTATTAGTCGCCATCTGTTTGGCTTCTTGATGGTTCCTTTCGCTAGGAATGATAATCATTTGAACCTCCACAGTTCTATTGAATGAAGGTTAAATGTCGTAATTATATTCTTCTGGTATTTTTTCATGTGGAACCCACCTTATAGGTATTGCTGCTTTTTTCCTACGAACAGCTCTTTCTCTTCTTTTTCTTGCTAGTAATTCTGGACTAGATTTGTAATTAATAACCTTAGCTCCGTTGCATTTTTCACAAGTTTTTGTTTCGCGCTTCATGGTTTTATAACGTAATGCTGTTATAACTCCATCACCAAGACAATGTGAACAAGTTTCTGTGTGCATTTCTTTCTCCTATGGCTCGGCAAGCCTCGCCTAGTTATTAATAAATTATATTTTTAAATATATATTTTAGTAGATGTTATAAACCCTTTTACTTCGTAAAGTAAAATTTAAGACCTGAGGGCTATGCGACTCAGCGGTTAATTCGTATTCGTATCGAATCTCTAATCTATCCCTTAGCAGAAACCGATCTGCTTCGGGGGCTATGCACTGGAGGGTCAACCACGCTCTGATGTTTAATTTAAAGAGTTCATCAGCCTCTAGCCCGAATACTTTTTGAACCATAAAAGATTCAGCTGTAAAAGTAAACCGAAAAGGTTACTTATAACCAAATGTTATAAAATCAGCTATCGTTATATCCAAAGACAAGCATATCAGCTGGATAGTATGTATCTTTAAGTTCTTGCTTTTACGCCAGCGCAATACCTGCTGGGGTGAAGTTTTAGCTATCTTGGCAAGCTGTCGGCTGTTTACGCCTTTGTTGTTTTGTGCCGCTATAAGGCATTTGCCTGTATCGATTAATTCCATGATCTTAAACCTTGTGATATATTAATTAGGTCGGTTCCCCCGATCGACAACCTCCTATGGTTTGCCCCCCGCAAGGGGGGCTTTTTTAGCCTTAAAACGGTATATCTTCATCGCCTAGCTGATCAATACCTATCCCCGCTTTTTCAACTAGATTTGCAGTTTGCTGTGGCGCACCTTGTTTTGGTAGCTGAACATCATTAACAATGCAGCAGACGCGCTTATTTTTAACGCCATCTTTTTCCCACTCGTCAACACTTAGCTGCCCGTTAACAGTTACCATCATTCCCTTTGTGACATAGGGTGCTAGTTTCTCAGCGCGCTCGTTAAACATCTTGCACGTTACCCAGCTGGTCTTTTTGTTCTCACCCCAGCCCTGATCAACAGCAACATTAAATTGTCCTACGGCCTTACCATTTGGCGTGTGACGCACCTCCATGTCACCACCTACATTTCCCGCAAATACCATTACATTAACACTCATTTTAACTTCTCCACTTGGTTTAAAATTTCCGCTACAGCCTTATCGACCTCAGCAGACAGTTTTGCGATATAGTCATCATCGCGTTCTACGCGCACTAGAACGTGCGGCATTTCTGGATGGTAGGCAAAGAAGTCCCACCACTCCCGTTTGGTTATCCACATACAGCCTTGGATTTGCTGCCAGTATTTCTTAACACCGACCTGCGGGTCTCTGAGATAGCTCACCATAGTCTTTGGCGCAGGGCATTTAATCTCCAAGCCACCCTCATCGCCTATCAGGCCGTCAGGCGAGCAGCCAAACTCAAAGCTAGTGTCGAGAATAAAGCCAGTCTCGATTACATCATTGCCAGAGATAAACTCATACGCCTCCCTAGCTTCTGGCTCTAACGCAGTGCCGCGCTCCATCCACTCGGTAACGTGGAACGGCTCAGATTGCCCTGTAAGGCGTTCTGCGATCAATTCATTGACATACCCATCAGCAGAGGTGCTAGGCTTCCCAGTAAGAGTAATTAGCTTGGAAAACATACTAGCGGATGGCTTGCCCAGTCTTGCAGCAAGCCATTCTGGTGATCCCTGCTCATGGTCAAGGATGATCACTTCTTGGCCTCTAGTGCGGCAACAGCGCGATCAAAGTGTACAGCTAATATCTGATCGACTGAGTTGACCTTCAGCCACTTGCAGAATTTCTCACTGTCAGCACCAGTCTCATCAAGTAATTTCTTGATAGCGATTATCTCGTCTTCAGTGATTTTCTTCTTGTCATCACCGCGCAGCATTGCAGACTCTGCATCATCGTCAGCAGTTGGGATGCCAGCGATAGAAGATAAAGATACACGACGCGCATACGTCAGGGAGCTTGAAGCCGCCTGTGGGTCACGCTTAACCACTGGCAGAGTAAATTGACCTTCTAGCCATTGCCCAGAAACGTGCATTAGCCTTGTGCAAACTCCCATTCCATTTTCATCGGTGACTGGGAATTGCGTATAACTTAGGCCATTATCGGCAAACGGTTGCTTGATCGCTTTAATGACCGAGGTTAGATCGGCATAGCTTGATTTAAAGAAAGGATTGGCACTGTCTTTAACAGCACCGCCCATCTGAGATTGTGCAGCACATAGTGCGCTGGCTAACTCGTTAATTGATTCGCTTGATTTCATTGTGACCTCCTACAGTCTCCAAATTCTATATCCGTTCATTTGCTTTCTAGTTGTTGCATTGATTCCAAGCCCTTGCATTGTCAAATAAAACGACTGACACTTGCTAAATGACTTGAAAAAGATTGAATCTCCAGATTCCATTTTCAATGCAACCTTTTGATTTTCTCCGCACCCTTTACTGCTTTTGTGCGGAACTAACTCGACACCTCTCTCAATTTCCACTTGCACCTCCTACAGTCATTTCTTTAGCGTACTGCTCACCATAGCCAAGATAGTAAGCCTCTGATTGCCCTTCTAGGGCTTGATAACCTACAACACAGTCATACTCACCGCGCTCCAGATCGTTTAAATCATTGATTCCCATGATTGCCTCCTACAGCAAATGCCCCCGAAGGGGCGGTTAGTTTATTTCCAGTTATCTTCTTCTTTCTTTTCCATCAGTATTTCTACTGCATCTCTTCTGCATGAGTTGCGATCTTCGTAAAACCCTGACTCTATAAGCTGTCCTGCCCACTTATGCTCTGCCCAGAAGTAACCAACGCTGTCTTTAGTGATGCTGATGTCTGATGTTTTCCAGTAGTTAGTCATTTTGTAACCCTTGTTTTATTGAATGTGGGATTATAATTACATAACTAAACCATAAAGTAAACCCTTTTGTTAATTAAAAGGCAAAAAAAAGCCCCAACTAAGGGGCTGCGGACATAAGTTGGTACTTTGTGTCCGTTAGTACGACCAGATAGCAGGGCAGGGGAAGCCGTCCTCTTCTGTGCAAGCATCTAGGTGGATAAAGCGACCTGATCCCTTCTGCTGTATACCTATTCTCTGTATACCATGCTTCTGGGCCACTCTAATGATCTCTAAGGCGTTTTCTCCGCTGGCTAGTATGTCTACTGCCTTGCCATGCGTATGCGCTCCTTTGACCTCTTTACGTGCCTCTGTGGGGTTTTCTGGAGACCTGTAAGCAGAGGACAGGGCAAAGCTAAAGCCGCACTCTTCGCGGATAGCGTTTAACGTCTTTAGGAAGTCAGGGTCAAAGCCTTGATCGCCTGTGTGCCTGCAAGCCAGTTCTTTA